CGCCGCAAATGCGTCGGGTCATAGCCCATGACATCCCCAAACCCATAGAGGTCTTTGACGAGAACAGGCCCGATCCGGCGATCACATTCAGCCGTTTCAAAGCCTTCCCGTCTAAGTTCCTCTAGGGTTCGGAGATTTGCCATTAGAAGGGCATAGACCCTGAGTCAGCAGATGCTTTGAAGTCACCGATAGCGCAAACGACTTTACCCTTCTTTGTCGTCGGATGCGTTACCGTAGCCTTGAAGGTTTTTCCTTCCACCAGATCGGTGTCCCATGAATACTTTCCGTCCGGCTGTTTCTCGGCTCCAAGTAGAGGGAGCAAGTCGGCAATCTGATTCGGCCACGTAAGGACTTTACCGCTCGTCCCGTTGTATTCAAGAATCCATTCGTAAGCCTTCTTGCCGCTCACCTCTTTGCGTATGACCTTCTGGATTTCAAAGTCATACGTCCCGTCTGGAATGTCGTCGTGAAACGATCCTGATACATCGGTTTCCTCTCTCATGCTTTTTTCTCCTTACCTTCAATTTTCTCTTTAAAGAATTTAATCAGCTTATCAGCGTTCTCGGTACTCAAGTCTTCAATCTCCGTCGCTTGAGCCTTGAGTAGCCACTTGTCCAAATCCTCCTGCGGAACCTGTAAAACTTCCACGAAATGATTCAGCTTGGCGACCTGTTCAGCAGAGGCAAGCGTGATTGGTTGGATGGGCCTATCAATCACGGCGGCCCCGTACATCTTCTTAAACGTCTCGAAGTCAAAAGCCATCTTTGCCCCCGTCACGAATCCCTCAACCCTGCTTTTCTTGACGACGGCATAAATGTCTTGACCGGAGAATTGCGTTTCCAGCCAGAGGTCTAAGTCGTAATCCAGCTTTTCGGGGCCGTCCCAAACGCTTCCCTCTTTGACGAGTACGCCCTTATCGTCCTTTGACCACTTATCTTTCGTGTGGCAGATCATCATCACCGAAAGATCAAGGTCAGGGCGCATGAGCCATCCCATCAGTTTACGCGCTCCCTTCTCGGCTTCCTTCTGAGACTTCTTGAACTCAGAGCTAACGCCACGATCCTCGGCGGCGAACATCTCCACGCGGTAAGGTTTCGTCAAAGAATCCACGATGATCCATTTATAAGGATGCTTTGTTGTGGCTAATTCTTTGACTTGCGCCGTGATCTCTGCGAAGTCTTGACTTCCTTCCAAGGGACCAAAATACAGACCTCCCGAAAGGGCTAACTTCTTCTGGTACTGCTCTCTCGTAATTCCGGCCTCGGTGTCGATGTAGAAAGGCATCTGTGCATTGAGCGCAAACGAACTCTTGCGACTCCCGGCTGGCCCCGATACGAGGATCTTTGGCTTTTGCGGCTTAACGACTTCTGGTTTGACTCCTTTTAGTGCCATGTGTGTTTTCTCCTTGACGTTATTAGAGTCCCGTCACGGACTTTATTGGAAAATAGGGGTGCCCTTTCTTAAACATCGTTTTTGGAAAGGGGATCGCTGTAGCTACGTTGATAAATACCAGTAGGCATTATTCTTTTTCCTCGTCGGCGGCGAGAAGCTCTTTGACCAAGACTTCTTCCCGCCGAAGCACTTTTTCTTTGCCCATAATCACAATCTTCTGATCCAAAACATCACAAAGCGTTTCGTTAATCAGGTTCAGCCTGTTCAGCAGTTTCTGGCGTTCGGCGTGGCTAATCATAATCGGGGGGCTCCGGCGGGTTCTGCGGGTCAAAGTGCGGCTCGTCGCAGTTGCCGTTGTTGCAGAGGGGATGGACGATATGGTCGCAGACCTCGCAAATCTCAGGAGATTGCGCTTGCTCTTTAGACCCATGCTCATACCCTTTCTTATATCCAGCATTAAATCCTGCCGCAACTGCTTTGTTAACTCTTTTTTGCAACTCTTCCGCTTCTGATGGCGTATTCATAGGTTTATCCTTATTTGTTCGGGAAAGCGTCGGCTTCGACGGCGCGGTCCAGCTCTTCGCCTTCGCCGTATAGTTCTTGGAAACAGTCGTAACAGTAATGGTGCTGGCTCACGAGGTTCGTGCCGTCCACCGTCCGGCGCGGCTCTCCGTGAAACGACGACGCTTCTTTACCGCACTTGTCACAGGTCATTAGAATCTCCTTATCCAGCCATTCGCACGACGGGCAACAGTTCATCTGTGCCCCAAAATAAAGACCGCGCACGCCGTCAACATCACCACCACCATCGCCCAGCAGACGAACCCGGCGTAGTCCATGGCATGGTAGAAGAGGCGTCGGATGTTCCGCTGTCGGCGTTCAAGGACAAAACGGGCCATCATCTGCTGGCGGGACTTGCTTCCGTAGTCGCTCACGATTTCGCCTCCCAGTTCTTCGCGTCCGGCCCACACCCGCTGGCCGTGAGCCGCTCGATGTTGCAGAACCATAGCTTCGTATCGCCCGTCACCACGTCCAGATGAGAACTGGAGGGATGGGAACAGCGCGGCATGAATTCGTCCAGCTCGCAGTATTTGCAGTCCTTACACAGTTTCATCGGTTGGTTTCCTCCTGCCGCGCAAAGCGTTCGTCAAGCTGGCGCACGGCAGCATGAACTTCGGCACATCCGTCAGAACAGAAAGCGTCGTCCCGGTCCTCTTTTACTTCCATCCCGCATTGACGGCAATTAGTTGGATTCATAGGGAAAGCTTACCATTTGTTACACAGCGTGTCAACAATTATTTTATCGACGATAACTCAAAAGGAAAGAGAACGGCTTTAACGTACTGCGACAACTTCATACCTTTCTCGTCTGCTTCCCGTCGGAGATATTGCATCTCGTCAGGCTTCATGCGAACGGCTAATATCGGGTACTTGCGCTTCTGTTCCTTATAGTCCATGGGTGTTACCTCCGCCACCTATATAACATTTTGTTTTTGACTTGTCTAGACCTATTTCCTAATATACCCCCACAGCCTCCGCAGAGGCCCGATAGAAAAGGAGAAATAAAAATGTTGTGTAAATGTGATTGCTGTAATGCGCCGGGTGGTGTACCAAGATATCTAGCAAGCGAAATTGTACCTGATGTTCGTATCGTAATTCTCCAGCGTGGATGGGTAGCTGTCGGAATATTTCAGAAAGGTGAAGATGGTGCGCGATTCCTTAAGAACGCTTCCATTATTCGCATATGGGGAACAACGAAAGGGCTTGGAGAAGTTTGCGCTGGCCCCACTTCAAGCACAAAACTTGATCCATGTGGCGATATGGCTTTTCATGAGTTCACCATTGTTTCGACGCTGAAAGCCGACGCAAAAGGGTGGAAGAATTATGTTGCTTGGTGAGGACAGTCAAACAACTTACGGGAACGGGAACGGGAACGGGTACGGGTACGGGTACGGGAACGGGAACGGGAACGGGAACGGGGACGGGAACGGGTACGGGAACGGGAACGGGGACGGGAACGGGTACGGGAACGGGAACGGGAACGGGGACGGGGACGGGAACGGGTACGGGAACGGGGACGGGAACGGGTACGGGAACGGGAACGGGGACGGGTACGGGAACGGGTACGGGGACGGGTGGTAGGCCCGATAGATTTGTTGGTTGTGGTCAAAGTAGGCTTTAAGCATCCAACAGCCCTGCCCTCAATTCTAGATGCGAGGGAGAAAACTGGATGTGTAAGAATGAGGGAAAGGGAGTGGGTTCAAATCCCACCGCCAGCCAAGGCTCGAAAGAGTCATAACCGAGACATTGCGGGAATCGGCTGGTGTAGCTCAACTTGGATGAGCCTCCACATTCTTATAGGCCACAGCCAACGTACTTTTACAGAGAAGCCGGAGCAAGGGGAGGTTAGGATATGAGCGATAAGTGCAAGCACCACGTTTTTATATGGGAGCGGTGCGAGGCCTGTGTCGATCTCGACGGTGAAGGCGCGGGTTGCAATCGGTAGATAAGTTTTGTACAAATTCTTTATGGTACCCGCTAAAACCAAAACATCCCATTTCCCCGTCGGGCGTAGAACCTTAGCGGGTATCACTATGTCCCGGCGGGGTCTATTTATCAGGGGGGTCTATGCAAGAAATTGAGGACGTTGACCGTCGTAAAGCGTTTGCCGTAGCCGTCTTGTCTGAATCGTGGGCTGGCGCAGAGTTTCCGCCTGAACTGATACTGGAAGCCAAACGCATCCGTACCCGCATGCTGGAAGAAGGCACATGGCTGAACGCATGAACCTCCAATCATACGTTGACTTGGGTTGGTCAGTCTTTCCCGTCAAAGGCCCCGCCTACGCCAAAGACTACACCGACACGAAGCGGCCCCTCGTCGAAACATGGAAGCCTTACCAGTCTCGCAAGCCTACCCCCGAAGAAGTCACCGACTGGCTGAAACGATACCCGAAAATGTCTCTGGCGGCTCCCACGGGCCCGATCAATGGAATCTTCGTTGTAGACATCGACTCTAACGATTGGGTGAAAGCGTTTCCTGATGCCGATTTCGGTACGACTTGGAAATCCCATAGCAAGCGCGGCTGTCACTACTTCTATAAGTGGGAAGACTGGATGTTTAAAATCCCCAGCACGGGCTCAGAAATCGGAAAGATAAAAGGCTTCGACATTCGCGGTCAAGGCGGATACGTCGTTGTCCCGAACGCACAGGAACCGGAACGCGGGTGGGACTACGGCCCGGAATCAGGGCCGATTGAAGTCCTGCCGGACTGGTGTAAGAAGTTCCTGATCGAAACTTTCCAGATGAACGGAACCAAAAAGAAACCACCCGTCGCTATAACGGAAATAACGGAAGGCAATCGACATCAGGCTTTCCTTTCTCTCACTGGGAAATTGCACAAAATCGCGCACATGCCACCGGAAGAAATCCTGCAAATACTCTCTCCCCTCGCAGAAAAGACGGGATTTATGGGAGAACTCCCTGCTCTTATCACCGACGTTGTCACCCGATACCCTGTCAATCGTCGGGAAGCCTTGCGCCCTGAATCAATGGAAGCCCTGCTCTCCGAACCTGAACCACCTCTGAAATGGATGATCGAAGGATTATGGACGGATCAATCACGCGGGTTTATTGCCGGACATCCCGGCGTAGGCAAAACGTGGATTGCGCTGGATATGCTCTTGTCCTTAGCGACGGGCGGTTTGTGTATGGGGAAGTACAAACCCGCCTATAAGGCTCCGTGCCTGCTGATTGAAGAAGAAGCGTCACGCCATAACCTCCAGCGTCGTATCCATGCGCTGGCACGAAGTCGCGGCCTTGCACCAGCTGACTTGAAATCGCTCCTTCACATTACGCGCCAGTTTGCGAAAATCCCGCAGGATTCCATGAAAATTGTCGAAATCATAAAAGAGAACGGCATTAAGTTTGTGGTCTTTGACTCCTTGCGTCGGTTTCATTCCGCAAACGAAAACTCATCCAATGAAATGCAGGCCGTTCTCGATTCCTTTGCCATGATCGGAGTCATGGGGGAATGTTCGGTGCTCCTGATTCATCATCTGTCAAAAGGCGGCAAGGACAACGCCGATAAATCCATCTTCGAGAGGATGCGGGGCTCTTCGGATTTCTGGGCGTGGCGGGATTGCATCATCGGAGTTGAAGGCGAAGAAGAAGCGGAATTGGCGGTGTGCTCCTTTCAGTTCCGTGACGCGGAATCACAAGGGTCTGTCCAAGTGCGTCGGTGTGTTGGGGCGTTGTCCGGCGCCATTGCGCTGGAGGCTGTTTCGATGGACGAATCCGAGGACTTTATTTCCCGCTCTTCTGAAATCATCGCCTTTGTTAAATCACAAATGGGAGGTGCAACACGCAATCAGATTTGCAAGGCCGTAGAAGGCCGAAAACAGGACAATTTGAAGATGCTCAGGAAGCTGGAAAAATCTGGCAAGCTCGTCAAAAACGGGGCAAATCTTGAGGTTCCCAATTAACCGGAACCTCTGGGAACCTCGGAACCTTAGCAGGTTCCCATGGTGGTTCCCTAATCCCTAAAGGGATTATGGATTACGGAACCTCCATTCCTTTGGACGCCGGAACTTGGAGGAACTACAGCGTGGAAATTGAGCAATGGATAGAACGCAAATGATCTATGGGGATTGACCCAGAAAGTCGGGGGGTGTTAAATGAAGCCTAAACGTGTGTGGTGCGCGGCCTGCCGGACCTGGCACAAACCGCCGAAGTGTCGACCATAGAGGCGTGGGCTTGACATTTACGCAAATGGGGGGTAGACTCTCAGCGCATGGGATATCTCCCCGCCGTAGCTGAGCCGTCCGCTGTGGTTGCCCCCGAAACAATCGGGCTCCCGTTCTCGTCGTTTCTGCAGGCCGCCACATACGACGCAGCGAACTATTCGCTGACGCTGGATTTCAAGAGCGGCCATCAGATCGTCCACCGCTTCGTGTATCCGATGGTCTGGCAGCAGTTCAAAGAACATCCGTCTCCGGGGTCGTTCTACGGCAAATCCATCAGAGGCAAATATCCGTCGATAACATTCCATCAGCCGCTGAAAGTCTCGGCCTTGACCAAGGCCATGAAAGAACATAGGGGGAAACATGCCGCAAATTAGTGGCAAGCCGTTGCCGGTCAGGCCCATCATTGATGCCGGGATGCCGAAGAATATCAGTGCCGTCGATAAAGCAAAGCTCGAAAAGAAATGGGACGATGCCGCCGAAGCCCGGCGCGTGGCCGTCGAGAACGAAACGAAGACCCCCACGGCCTGCACTCGCGCACTGCGTTTTGAGCTTTGGCAGTTCGGACACCTCTGGAACGCCTACTATTTCCAAGGCAAGAAAATGGTCCCGCTGTTGCCGTCGCCGTCCCTGCTCTCGTCCGCGATGGGGGCCGTTGATGACGCGATGGCACAGTACACAAGCCGATGAACTGGATTGTACGGCTGGGCCTATGGTGGGAAGATTCAAATGTCAAAAAGTCTGAATTTGATAAAGCTCTAAAAGTTCATAGCGAAAGCCATGGATTCTACGAAGATCATTTATCCCGCCATGATGTCGATCTGAAATTCCTACAGGATCGCACTCAAACTCTGGAAACTGGCCTAGAATCAATCAAAGAGACACAAAAAGCTCCTAGTGCCGCTTTGAAAGAGATCGCCCTTTTAAAGGCCCGTATGGATCGGTTGGAGCTGTACACCGGCCTCAAGCGTGAACCCGTGGCCGTGACGTTGCCGGGAGAGGCGAGGATATCGTGAACGACACTCCCGCCGTTGCCGTGGTCTTTGACGCTCCGGCCGTAACGCCGAAGGTTCAGGCGCACTGGTATCACTACGTCGCGGCGTTCTTGTGGAACCTGTACCGGAAGCCGATGGTCATTCGCAAACAACGCCAGCTGAAGATGATCTTCGAGCGCGTGAAGACGGACATGGCACAAACGCTTCTCCCGGTTCTGTGGGACAAGCGGCATGATTGCACGGACTGTTTCAATGCGTACATGGCGCTCAAGCCGCAAATATTTCTATCGCAGATTGAAATGATTTTACGCCGGATGCAATGCGAACAACACGCGATGGTTTATCGTGCGTTCTTGTCGGCGCATATGTCGGACTTTCACGAGTCCGAAGAGTTGGCCTCTTGGATCAACGGATTTGTGAGATGAACACTGACTGTCGCTGGTGCGGGAAGAAGTGCAACGAAGGCCAGACGATTTGCGGATTGTCGGTCGTGCGGATTGGCCCCGGCAATCAGGCGTCGCCGTGCGGGATCAATTTGGTTTATCACGTTTCGTGCTGGCTTGAGATGATGCCGAAGAAAATGAAACTGGTTACATCGTGAATGAACAGGCGAAAAACAGTAACTTGTGGCAACCGGGACATTCTGGAAATCCCGCAGGGCGTCCTCCAGGTAGTAAGGACAAAAAATGGGCCAGTCTCGACTACTGGTTTTCGCTGGTTGAAAATGAATGGTCGGAAATTAAGCCCGAAACGCGTGTACGAGTTGCTATCGAAGCATGGAAAGCTTTAATCGCCCGGAAGCAGTTCTCACTTACTCCCGAGGAATCGGTAGCCAACACCGAAGCGACAATGAAAATGTTGAAAATGTTGCAAGAGGTGGGGCGTGGAAATAACGCTGGAATTAGTGCAGGCGGCGATCCGGCTGGCGTGGAAGACGGGCGACTTGCGGCACAAACTCCTCCGGCCCCAGCACCAGGCTTATGAACAGTTTTATCGACCAAGACCATCACGGAAGTTCGTCATGGTCGCGGGGCGACGGTGTCGAAAGTCCACGCTCCTGCTCATCCTCCACGCTGAAACCTGTATTCGCACCGCAGGAGTGCAAACGGCGTACGTGGCACCCGTTGAGACGGGGCTTGCTGATTATATCGAGCCTATCATTGGGGTTGTCTTTGCTGATTGTCCTCTCGACCTTCTTCCGAAGTTTCGAGACCGTACCTTGGTTTTTCCCAACGGCTCTCGGGTTGTGTTTAACGGCTGTAATATGCGGCAGTATCGGTATATGCGTGGGCAGAAGCTCGCGCTCGCGACTGTCGATGAGATGGCGGAAGTAGATGACCTCGAGGGGGCCGTCGATGATGTGCTTTTCCCAGCCGTTTGGGATTCGCACGGAGAGATGGTTTTATCTGGCACTCCCCCAGTCGTCCCCAGCCCTGACCATCCGGTTATGCGCTACGTTGACACGGCTAAACAAACTGACTCCTATTGGCATGCGACTGTATATGACGCTGGTTACTCTGAGAGCGAAATTGCAGAGGCAATGCGGGAGGTCGGCATAGATGGCAAAGACTCGACGCGGTTCAAGCGGGAGTTCATGGGGGAATTCATCCGCGACGAATCCGCCGTCATCGTCCCGGAGTTTCGAGCAGATGTGCACGTGCGGAGTGTGCCGCGTCCCGTCTACTATTCCGAGCTGTACAAAGCCTCGGGGGCCGATCTCGGCGTCAGTGACAAGACTGTCGCGCTCTTTGCGTACTGCGATTTCCCGAAAAGTTGCGTCGTCATCCAGCGTGAGTTCGTGCTTACTGGCGTTGACGTTCGCACTGACATCTTCGCCGATCATTACCGATCCGCCGTCCGTGACCTGGGGTGGGACATCAACGCAAGCCGCGTTCAGCACTGGTCGGACAATTCCAACCTCATGCTTCTCAACGATCTCTCGCAGTTGCACGACATCCACATCAACCCGACGGACAAAGAGCAGAAGGCCGAATGGTTAAACAAGGTTCGCATCCTGTTCGGGCAGGGTCGGATTCTCATCGATCCGTCGTGCAAACTGCTGATTTCCACTTTACATGGGGCGTTCTGGAAGGATGCGCTGAAGAAGGATTACGGGCGGTCGGTGGCGTTGGGGCACATGGATGCTCTGGACGCGCTCATCTATCTGGTGCGAAACATTCGCACGGAAGTAAATCCTTTTCCGCTCAACTACGATTTATCGCGGGGCGTGATATTCGACGGCAAGGAGTTCACGTATCCGCCGGACTGGAACACGCGTCCGCATACGCAGGAGGGCCGCGTGCTTGAGCGGGTGTTCGGTAAATCGCGGTTCGGAATGCGTCCGAAAGATGCGTTGCCTATGGGAGGTCTATGAGCATTTTCAAGCACGAAGACAAGAAGACGCACAACGAATCAACGGACGCGGCTGTCCCGACTCCCGCCGCGAAACATTATCAGCTTCTGGGGCGGTGTATTAACTGCCGGAAGGAAGCCCCTCTCTATTTTGAGTTTGGCAAGCGGATACAATGGGCGGCGATCAAGAAGGTCTGCGGAATTTGCGGCATAGATGCCGGATGGGTGGCAAGCGAATGAATTTGAGCAGAGCGTTCAGGCGTAAGGGTTCGCAAGTATCGGTGGCTGCCTCGCGACCGATGATTCACGAATCTTTAAAGAGAAAAACGGGTTATGGCGACGAGTATGCGCATACGAAGCGTCGGAATCCCTACCTGCTCGAAACTTTTGATTGGTTATACATTGCAAAGCGTCAACTCCTAGTAATGGCCGAAATGCTTAAGGTTTACAGGATGTTTTTGGTGGCTGGCGCGTCGTTCGGTGTTCCGTACTTTCCTGAGATTAATATAGCCAAAAATGCACTGGATAAATTTAGGAGTACGTTATGAGTATTACTGAAGAGAAAGACGACAACGCGGGTCCGACGGGCGAGACGCAGATGGACATTGCCAATCAGGGCGCACAAGACGACGCGCCCAAGAACGATCCCGTCCAGGACGAGCTTCGTAAACAGTTGGATGAGTACTACTGGTGCAAGTCGACGGCGGAGTGCATTCAATCGCTCGTGCGGAAAGCATCGGAGTACTACGAGTACCTGAACGCCACGGGCAAGATGGCGATGTGGCGGATGGTGTTTGAGCAGTACAACCGGGGCTATATCACCTTGGGCTCGGTCTCGCGTGGTGGTGTCGAAGGCGAACTTCTGAACCTCCCGATCAACGAGTTTAGGAACCTGATTGATCATGTGATCGGCCTGACGACTCAGGACAAGCTCTCTTTTGAACCTCAGCCCGTCAATAACGATTACTCGACGGCGGCTCAGGTGACGCTGGCGAAGGGCATCTTGAACGATTACGTCAACAATCGCGGCATGGGGCAGGTGTGTGACGCGGGGGCGCAGAACGGGTATCTGTTCGGAGAAGGAACGACGGTCAAGCTGTTCAACGAGAATTTGGGAGAGCTGAAGTTCGTCGATACCAATGCGCAGAAGATTTACCGGAAAGGCGATATTCAGTTTCTGGATGTTAACCCGACGAACCTGATTCGCGACATTCACATTCAGCAGTTCAAGGACAATCAGTGGTTCATCGTCCGGCTGTTCGTCAATAAATATGATCTGGCCGCGCAGTATCCCGAAAAGGCGAAGGACATCTGCGAGCATTCCATTGCGACGGACTGGGACAACACGCGGATCACGGCGACGCGCGGCGAGAAGTCGGACCTGATTCCTCTTTTCTTGGCGTTCCACAAGCAGACGTCCGCGCTTCCGTTCGGGCGGCAGATCTTCTACATCGACTCTGATACTTGGCTCGAAGACCAGCATTTAGAGTACCGGGAGTTCCCGGTGTACACGAACATGCCCGCGCCCGTGGATTCGATCAACTTCGGGTATACGGTGGCCTTTGACTTATTGCCGCTTCAGCAGGTGCTGGATATCATCGACGGCGGCTGCGCGACGAACCTGACGAACTTCCTGGTATCGAACATCCTCGTTCCTGACGGATGCAATCTGGGCGTGGCCGATCTGATCGGGGCCATGAACCTCCTGAAGTACAACGCTCAGGCCGGGAAGCCGGAAGCGCTGAACCTCGTAGAGTTCCCGCCGGAAGCGCAGGCGTGGCGGTCTTTGATTGTGCAGAGGATGGAAGTTCTGGCTGGCGTGAACGCGCAACTGCGCGGCATGACTGATGAGAACATCACGTCCGGTTCGCAGTCGGCGTTACAGGACGCTCGGGCGATCCGGTTCAATTCCCGGTTCGCGAAGTCCTGGGCGCAGTATTGCGCGGATCTTGCGACGGGTGTCCTGCATGACCTTCAGGACCACCCAGAGGACCAGCGCACGGGGTTAGTGGCTGGAAAGGGCAACAAGGCTTATCTGAAGGAGTTCTATGGGTCTGACGTGAACATGATTGACCGCGTGACCATGAATCTGGGGTCGGCGTATGCGAATACGGAGGCCGGAAAGATCGAGATTGCGAAGGATTTGCTAGGTGGCCCGAACGGTCTCGACAACCGTCAGTATCTGGAAGTCATTGAGACGGGTTCTCTGGACGCGATCACCTCCGGCCCGCACGATGAGATGATGGAGATTCACAGCGAGAACGAGCGATTGTCTGATGGATTGCCCGTCAAAGCGATCATCACGGATGATCATCCTCTCCACATTTCCGAGCATCGGCGGGTGGTATCGAGTCCGGACTTGCGGGTCTCAAACGATCCGAAGGCGGCGACGATTGTGAACAACACGCTCACGCACATCGCCGAGCACGAGCAGCTGATGCAACAGTGCATCCAGACTCGCCCGATCTTGGCGGGGGTGTTGCACTTACTCCCACAAGGGCCAGCAGCACCGCCGCCACATCCTGCACCAGGTGGCGCAAAGCCTCCGATGCCGATGAAGAAGCCTTTACCGCCGGGTGCAAACACGAGGCCGCCCGTAAAGCCGCCCGTTCCCGGCGCACCTTTACACACGCAACCGCCGTTAAAGAAGCGAGTCCCGGCGAAAGGCGGCATGAGTCCGACTGTCGCTTTGCCTCCGCCCGCGTCCAATGCCGCACCCCAAGGAGCTATACATGCCTGACGCACCCGCCGCACCCGCACCCGTCGTTTCTGAGCCCGTCAAACCCGCGCCCGCGATTCCCGGTCAAGTCGGGGCCGCCGCGTTAACTGACGCTCCCGGCACAAAGCCCGTTGAGCCTGTTGCCGATGATCCGTATGAGGTTGAGCTTGATGTGAAGGGCCAGAAGCAGAAGATCAAGTTCGCGAACAAGGATCAGCTGAAGGCGGTGTTGCAGAAGGCCCTCTATGCCGACCAGACGATTAAGGACGGTGTCCAGGCGAAGAAGGGCGCAGACGCTTTGATGCAGAAGCTGAAGACCCCGGCGGGATTGCGGGAAGTCCTGTCTGATCCTGACATCAACGTCGACATCAAGAAGTTCGCTATCGGGATCGTGCAGGAGATGATGGACGACGAGCGGTTGACGCCTGAACAGCGCGAGGCGCGGGCCACCAAGAAAGAGCTTGACGAGTTGAAAGCGTGGCGTGAGCGGGATGAGAAGAACAAACAGGAGTATCTCCAGTCTGAGAAAAATAAGAAGCTTATGACGCAGGTGTCCGGCGAGATCATTACGGCCATGAAGAAGTACCCGGACATCCCGCAGACTCAAGCGACGATGGACGCTTGCATCCAGAACATGCGCGCCGCCTTCCGGCGGTTCGGCAAGCATCTGACGGCGGAGCAGTCCATGTCTGTTTATTCGGAGCAGTATTGGACGAGCCTGCACTCTGTCATTGACAAAATGGACCCTGACGCGATTGTGAAGCGGTTCGGGCAGAAGACCTTGGACAAGATCCAGAAGCTGAAATTGCAGGAGCTGAAGGACAAGACGAATCCGGCCAACCGTGCTCCGGCGGCGAATGTCGAAGTCTCGAAGAAGAAGCACCTGACGGAAAAGGAGTACGACAAGCATTTTGCGGGGTTGGCGGGGCTATAAAAAGTCCTTGACAATCAGAAAAATAAGGGATATATACGTAGCGTAGTTTGATCTTTCGCAATCAGATTTTTGTCGCTAGAGCTTTCGAGTAGGACGTATTACACCACCCGAAAGAACGCCCCAAGCGACCTGACCACAACCTTGGCGTATTGCACTACCTTGGCGGTTTGATGAAGTACGGAAGCACGAAGGTGCTCCGACTAATTCAATTCCAAGGAGAATACAGCCATGGCCCTCACAGCCGAAACCACGCAAGCCGCCGCTGGCCTCTTAAAACAGGCTTACGCCGACGAAGCAATCACTAAAGTCGTTCCAGCCAGTTCGATCATCCAAGAAGAAGTCGATTTTGTTCCTGACGCTCAGCGGGAAGGCGCACAGTTCAATGCGCCCGTCCTTCTGTCCTTGCCGTCCGGCTTCACTTACGGCCCCGGCTTCGCTTCCTATCAGTCCATCATCCCGTCCAACGTGCAGTACGCTTTCCTGACGGGCTCCAACATCAACCTCCGCGACGGCATCGCCAACGACCTCATCAGTCGCGCCATGTCGGACAAGAACAGCTTCATGACCGCCTCCAAGTACGTCATGATGGCTTTGCAGAAGTCGATGCGGAAAGAGCTGGAACTGAATCTGCTGTACGGGTCGACCGGACTCGGGCAGGTTTCGGCTTACACGAACGTTGGAACCACGACCACGACTCTGTATTTCAGTTTCGCGTCATGGGCTCCGGCGATCTGGTCTGGCCTTGAGAACTGCGTGATTAACTTCTTCAACGCGGGGGCTCAGCTGGGCGGGTCTTTCACCATCGTCTCGGTGACGATTGCTCAGCAGAACCCGAACTACGGCGGACAGATCACGGTGACTGGCGCGTCGGCTGACATTACCACGCTCCAGAACGCGATTGCTCATGCCTACAGTTCCGGCACGGATACTCCGGGAACTGCCGTGGATGTGTACATGAACACGAGCTTTGGCAATCAGATGGTCGGAATCAAGGGCATTCTCGGCGCGACCGGGACTCTGTTCGGGCTGAATACTGCCTCTTACAGCGTCTGGCAGCCGAACTCCTTTGCGGTGGGCGGCATTGCGCTCAGCATCGGAAAGGTGCTTGATGCCGGTGCTCTCGCGGTTGCTCGTGGCGCGGAAGACGAGACGCTTGACGTTCTGGTGAATCCCACCAGCTACGCCAACCTGATCGTTGAAGCGTCCTCGGCTCGCCGACTTGATGGGAGCTGGAAGAAAGACACTCTGGCCAACGGTGCTCGATACATTGAGTACTACGGCCCGAACGGGAAGATGCGCGTCATTGCTCATCCGTTCGTGAAACAGGGCGAAGGGTTCATTCTTCCTCTGGAAGATTGCAAGCGGATCGGATCGACGGACATCACGTTTGACCTTCCCGGCTTCGCGGGTCCGGCGTTGTACTTGCCGAGCCCGACAAACACCGGCGTTGAAGTCCGCGTCTTCACCTCGCAGGCTCTCTTCTTCTCGAAGCCTTCGCATGGTGTGCTCTTGACCGGAATCACGCCCAGCACGAACTAAGTAAAAGACGGAATGACCCGGGGGGTATCCAATCCCCCCGGGCAGGCCGCCCTCCGTGGCGGCACCGAATAACAGGAGATTCAAATGGCCACCTCACAGTCCCCCGTCGCAACAGTCAAAATCGTTGGCAGAACCATCGGCACAGATTTAGCGCGGTGCATCTTAAACGCGCCCAACACCGCCATCGCGAACTTCTTCCGAAACCTCTCCACCTTCTTTGCGGCTATCGGGATCGGGGCAAAAGGGTTTAACGGGTACGTTTCTACTGGCGGCGTTCAGGCCGTCGATGCCGTCACCTTTTCGTCTATTGCCAATGCCGACACCGTGACAATCAATGGCGTTGTCTTTACGGCAAAGACGGCCGGGACACAAAGCGGCGTCCAGCAGTTTTCAATCAGCACATCGGACACGTTGGCGGCGGCTAGCCTGGCGGCCCGGATCAATAACACCGACGGCGTTGGGTCGCCTCCGGCAAAAGTGTTCGGCGTTGTGACAGCTTCGGCATCGGGGGCAGTCGTGACAATCACGGCGGCGGAGCCCGGCGCGATCGGGAACCTTTACACGCTGGCTATTTCTGCGCATGGATCGGTCACTGGCGCGAACTTCGCGAGCGGGACTGACGGGACTGTCACCTATATATCGAAGGGCCTCTAAGGAGACTTGCCATGAGAACGATTAAAAAGTTAGTCGTGGCGGGTCTTGCCTGCCTGACGGTTTCGGCGGTTCATGCCGGTACGGTCAAATATAACGGGTACTTGGCGAACGAATCCGGCGTAGCGTATGCGAAGACGTATCCTTTGCCCTTGAACTCCTACGCCATTGACCAGATGTCGTTTCAGTTGAACTGGGCGACGGCGGCACCTGCCGTTGTGACTTTCACAGATGGGTCTGAATCGACTGGGGCAATCACGGTCACGAGCAACACGGGGATCAGCACGGCGGCGGCATCGGCGTATTTGACGGTTCGGAGCACGAACGTCGCCGGGGCATGCATCACGTATTTCAACGGGATTACCAGTCAGATGACGTGCAATCCTGGCAGTTGGCGCGTTGACGTGACGAGCGACACGGCGGCAGATATTGCCAGTCAGATGAGTACGCAGTTTTCCGCGATCCTTTCCACGTCGAACACGTCCAGCAATGTTTATTCTACGGCGACGCTGGTTGGTTCTGCCGGGAATAGCATGACCTTCACTTCCAACACGTCATCGATTACGGTCAATGGAATCACGCTCTTGACGGGCCCTTTCTCGTGCGGGCAGGATGGCGCGACGCTCTGGATCGGAAACACTCAGTACAAGTTTGGCGGCAACGTGACGATTGGCGCGGCGGCTTCTAACACGGCGACGAACTTAGCGGCGGCAATCACGGCCAGTAGCATGACGACCAACATTACGGCGTTGGCGATTGGCGCGGTGGTGACGGCGACTTCTACGGTCGTCGGGACTCAGATGAATGTCGCTCTTTATTCTTCGACGCAGTCCGCCTTAACCATCTCTCCGTACACATCATCCAGCACGATAACGGGGGTAGCTGTCGGCGCGATGATTGGCGGGACAAACTCGGCGTATACGCTCGTGGGGGGATCGGCAACGGTCATTTCAGCGACCAATCCCTACTCGCCTTTGACGGACGCGCTAGGGATGCCTGTTCAGATTATTCCTACTCCGATGGTGGCGTTGCCTGTTCTTTACGCGCAGGGTTCATCGGCCATTACTGGTCTGACGGACAAAACGACCTACTACGCCATCCCAGTGACGGTCGCATCCTTCGGGCTTGCCACTACGTCTACGGGTGCTGTTGCGGGAAAATTCATTACGCTAACGTCGTCGCAGACAAAGGCAACGGCAGACAGTTACACGCTGACGGCTATTCCTTGTTCAGGGACGGCGGCAGGAAAGTTTGAGGCCAGTAACGACGGCACAACGTGGGTACAGTACCCGGGTATTTCTACAAACACATTCACAGCCGTATATCCGTCGTCTTCGACGGTCTTTGACTTAGGATCACCGAACTACGCGAACGTGCGATTCAACCTGAACACGCTTCCGACGTGGGGCGGGCTGATATTACAGATCGTGCCGAATGGCAAGAACTCAGGACTATAGGAGCGACCATGTTTAATGACGACGAAGACGAAGACCGGGATCAGATTCTTCAGCTTCTTGGCGGGCAAGTAGACGACTTCGCGGGGTCAAAGCTCAAAGACCCTGATGCTAAACCCGAAGGCCAGGGCGTGACGATTGAGATTTCCGTCAAGCCGCACGGCGGGCCTGAAGAAGCGGAAGAGGAAGAGAAACCCGAATCCCCGAGCATGGAAGCCGACAATAAAGAGCATGACCCGATAGCCCACATCCTCGGGATGTGTGGCGGGGGCTGTGCGTAGTGACGACGTATCTCGTTAACAGCCCGGTCCAGCTCGTCGATGATGTGGTAGCGAACGTGATTGTTTCCGCGCGTCTACCTCTTTCTCAGGTGACGTTCTCCGCCGCCAACATCATCGGGATGATGCAGGACGAACAGCAGACGACGGTCACGCAGTTGATTAAGAGCGTCCGAGAAGATTACTGGCTGACGAATTATGACACGCAGATTCTGACGGGCGTTTATCAGTACCCGATGCCGCCCCGGTGCGTGGCGGGTGCGTTGCGGGACTTCGTTTTCGTGGATGCGTCCGGCAATGAGATTCAGGTGGCGCATCTTTCTCCGGACCAGCTGAAGAATCCGAACTTCTTCGCCTATCGTCCGGCGTGGCAGGGACAAGGAATCTTTCTCCAGAACGACACGCTAAACTTGTGGCCGACGACGTTCAATAACTCGCAGTACAAGATTCGGCAGAAGTATGACCGGCGCCCGAATGCTCTCACGTCTTACGTGAACTGCATGCAGTTGGTTACTCCGAGCGTGGGCGGAAACACACTGACCTTTACGGGTTCTCCGCCCTTCACGAACGGGCAGTTGATTGATCTGATTTCAGTCACAGGTCAATTCACGAGTCAGGGCGACAACCTCAAGATTTTGACCGTCGTCGGCGGCGTTGTGACGCTTGATCCTTCAACCCCCGTGACGGCGGCTATGACGGCGGGATCATGGGCGTGTCCGGCGGGTCTGACGTGCGTCCCGCAGATGCCCGCCGAAGCCTATCCGATCCTTCTGGCGCGTACTGTGATGCGGATTGCGTCGGCGTTACAGAACTCAAACCTTTTCAGCGTCGCGTCAAAGATGAGTGAGGACGCGGCGGCGAAAGTGCAGGCGATGGTGACACCACGCGTGGCGTCCAGCCCGCAGAAGTTCGTGAACAAGAACAACATAGGCGGCCCGTATTTGGGCGCGTACTACAGATAGGAGAATTGATATGCCGATGATGGTCTCAGATGGTTTCATGGAGCCAGCGTTTTTCGCTCGGCTTGTTTCGTTATCGCCGGGAAATGCTGATTTCGGTCTTCAGAGTGCCGTGAGCGCAGCAGTAGGCGCGGCGGCTCTTTCTGGTCTTCAGACTTGCACGGTTGCGACGGCGGCTTACGCCAACGTCCTCGTTCAAGCAATCATTGAACGTCTCGTCAATATGGGCTATACGGCAACACTCAGCGGAACGACACTGACCGTCAACTGGTCGGTAATGTAAAAAGGAGAAATCAAAATGGCTAACGTATCTTTCGGAGAAATCGCTCCTGCTGCTGGGGCGCGGAGTTGTGCGGCGGCGTTCTTGACAGGCAACGAAGTCGCGCTTCACGCGGCGATTGCGACGGCTGTCAATCTGGCGATTGCGTCGAACCTCTACACCACGACCGTGGCCTGTTCCGGGTATTCGGCGCAGTCGATTGAAAATCAGATGAGTCTCTGCTCCGGTTTGGGTTATACCGCGTCGTACAGCGGCACGACCTTGACCTTGAGCTGGTAGGAGGTTTTATGGCATCTCTGAATACGGATTATTTCGATAACGCGCAGTCGGTGCGTGAGGGCTGTTGCATGACGTACAAAACGGAGTACGCGCTCCGTGCGGTCATTGTGGCGGCGTTAGCGGCGGCGGTTGCCGTTACGACCAACGACACGTTCACGACCACGGCGAGCGTGTCCGGATACAGTGGGCAGGATGTTCAGAACAACATCGCGGCCCTTCGCGCTGACGGATTCACCGTAACGCAATCAGGCACCACGCTGACGATCAGCTGGTAAAGGAGCGGCTTTGTACGCTTCCGCTCTCGACTTCGCGGGTCTTTATACCTTCCCGAATCCTTTGTCTAAGGTTCCGGTGGGTGCCGCTATTCAAGCTGACAACATCGTCGCCAATAAGGACGGTGTCGCTGAATGTCGCCGTGGTTTAGCGGCGGCGGGGACAACGCTGGGTCTGTCGGCTGGTCAGTTCATTGACCAGTGGTTTGCGTACCAGAACCGTCTTCTGATTCACGACACGACGGGCCAGCTCTGGTACGATTCAACGGGATCGATTGGCTGGTCTGTCTTTGGCGGGACTTACGCGGTCCCGTCCGGGGCATCCAAGATCAGAGGAGTGGAAGCAAACAAGAATTACTACCTCGCCACATCCACAGGCATCCAGAAGCAGGCGGCATACAATGCGACTCCAGTCTTGGCGGGGGTGCCTCCGGGATTGGACGGGACAGGCGTTCTGGACGTGTCGGGATCGGGATTGTTGGGTGCTTCTCAGCAATGCGCGTATCAGATCGTTTTCGGATACGTAGACGCAAACGGAAACCTGAACCTCGGGAATCCTTCCGAACGTATCCTTGTCGTCAATTCTACGGGCACGGCACAGAACGTGGTGCTGACATTCACGGTTCCGCAGGGATTATCGACGAGCTATTTTTACCAGATTTACCGCACTCCTCAGACCACGTACAGCGCGACTCCGAGCCTGAACGTCCCGCCTGGGGCAGAGCCGCAACTGGCGACACAGCAGGCATTGACAGGCGGGCAAGTCTCCGGCCTTTCCGTGACTTACACCGACATCACGCCGGACGCGCTTCTGGGCGCGGCTCTTTATACCAATCCCAGCCAGCAGGGGGCATTGCAGACGAACGACCGTCCGCCCTTGGCGGCGGACATGTGTCTGTTTTCTCAGATGATGTTTTACGGAAACTGCCAGACGTTGCAGACGATGACGTTTAATCTGATTTCCGTCGGAAGTCCGAACGGAATCCAGATCAACGACACGATCATCATTAACGGGATCACTTTCACGGCGAAAGGAGCGCAGAACAACGCCTCTCAGCAGTTTCTTGTGACGACGGGCGGGACGGTGTCATCGAACATCGACGCGACGGCCCGCGCCTTGATTGCCTGCATCAACGCCAACGCGGCTACGACGCACGTTTACGCGGTGTACCTGTCCGGCTACAACGAGCTCCCCGGCTTCATCGAATTGCAGGCGGTGGGCTTTTCTGTCGGGGTGTTTTACGTGACTTCTTCGCGCGGCGGAGCGTTCAGTCCGGTCCTTCCTGTTTCCGGGACAACGTTCGGAAGTTCAAATGATGTCACGCCGAACGGTGTCTACACGTCAAAGCTGGGCCAGCCGGAAGCGGTTCCCGCCGTCAATCTGACATTTATTGGCGGCGGCGATCAGCCGATTTATCGGATTCTTCCTCTTCGTGACCGTGTGATTGTCTTGAAGTCTGACGGCATTTTCGTTATTACCGGGACTTCACCCAGCGGCTTGAGCGTAACGCTTCTGGATTCAACGATCATTCTGATTGCGCCGGAATCGGCTCGGCTTCTGAATAACTCCGTCTATTGCATGAGCAATCAGGGCGTGGTGGCGATCACGGAATCAGGCGTCACAATCCAAAGCCGGGCCATTGAGCTTGATTTGCTTCAGCTGACGCGGCCAGCGTACACCTATTTCACGTCCTGTTGTCACGCGATCCCTTACGAGTCCGAACGGCTCTATATTCTGGCCATGCCGACCAATCCCGGCGACACTTACGGCACTCAGGCGTGGTGCTATAACTGGGTCACGAACGCCTGGACGCACTGGACGACGGATATCGCCTCCGGCATCGTCAATCCTTACGACAACCGCCTGTATGCGGGTCGTCCGGCAACGAATTATAAATTCGCCTATCAGGAACGGAAGAATTACCTGTTCACGGATTTCATGGACGACCAGTTCGCCGTCACGATTACGGGGGTCGATGCGACAGGCCTTATTGTGTCGATCTCCGCCACTCCTTCGGCATCATGGGTCGGATATGGCCTCGATCAGACCAACGCCGGGGTGGCGATCATCACGGCGGTCGATACGGTTAACAAGAAACTGACCGTTGATTTCGTAAACAGCTCCACGCCGAACATTCTCATCCCTTGGGTCAACGGCGCGGCGAATGTGGATGTCCCGATTTCGTTCAATCTTCAGTACGCGCCTTTAACGGGCGGGTTTCCGCACTACCTCAAGAACTGGGGCCGCGTAAACTTCTGGTTTAATGGCGGGAACTTCCAGCAGATCACGGCGGGATTCACCTCCGACATTGCCGGGATCACAGAAGCCCTGAGCGCAATCATAACGGGCGGATACGGATTCGGGCCGTATGGGTCGGGTCCGTATGGTGGTTCGTTCAATTTCCCTCAGACGATCCAGACGCTTGCTCCCATAAGTCAAGGCCTAGCTCGCTGGATCATGCCGCAACTGACGATTGCTTTCCCTGGTGCGCGGGTGTCGTGTCTGGGAGTGACGGCGACGTATGAGATCGTTTCGGATGTGTCGGGATGAGCAATTTACCCGCATCGACTTCGCGCCGTTTCAATCCCGCCGATTACCGGACGGCCCCGGACTGGTTTACGGGTCGGTTCTTGTCGCAGTTGAACCTTTTTACGGAACCTGTCTATCTCGCGCTCTTGAATGGCCTGACGTTCCTGCAGAACATGAACGCGCAGTATTACACCCAGCAAATCACGGCGGGGACTACGCCGGCGTCGAATGCGTTCAGTTTCAAGAGCACGATTTCCGGCCCTCCGATTGAAATCATCAAAGCGCAATGCTATGCGACGGGATATCAGTCAACGCCCGTTTGCCCCGTTGACATTTCGTGGTATGCGACGGCAGGCGTGGTCTACGTGACGGGGGTTTCCGGGTTGACGGCGGGAACTGTTTACACGCTGGTCCTGAGGGTAAGCTGATGGCATTCGTACAAGATCAAAACGATCCGAACGCGCAACAACCGGCGGCGCAGAATGCGCCCATGAACCAATTGCCCGCTACGTCTAGCGGCCTCGGAGCAGGGGCAGTCGGAACGAACCCGGCGCCCGGCGGGTCTAATCAGGGTGCGTCGGCGGTTCCGAACACGACTCAGGCCCCGCCAGTCCAGAACTTGCAGGCGTATTTGACCGCGAATCAGCCTCAGGCTGTGCAGATGGGCCAGACCATTGCCAGCGGCCTCACGAATCAGGCCGCGCAGGTTTCGGGCGACATCAACGCCGATCAGGCCGCGACCGACGCTCAGGTACAGGCGCAGAACACGCCCGTTAATCAGACCCTGATCGACCAGGCGGCGGCGAATCCGTCTCAGTTTGTGCAAGACCCGAACAATGTCTCTCAGTTTCAGGCGCAGGAGAACGCGAATTATACCGGGCCAGCAACATTTGAAAGCACTCCCGATTATCAGACCCTGACGAACGAAGTCACGAACGCTCAGGGCAACGCGCCCGACATCAACACGAGCGCGGGAGTGAATCAGCTTGTGCGCGGACAGGAACAGAATCCGACGCTGGGAATGTCGAATCTCGATCAGCTTCTTTTGCAGGAGACTCCCGAAGCCATGGCCCCGATTGCGGCGGCGGAAGCTCCTTTTGCGGCGTTGCCGGGCCAGTTGTCGGGTGCGGCGACGACTGAAGATGCGGCGATTCAGGCCGCCATTGCCAACGATCAGGCCTCGCCTCAGGCGGTCAATTCCGCGTTCTTGACGGGGCCGAATGCGGTGGTTCCGGCGTGGGAAAACGCATTGAATCAGGAAGAACAATCAGCGACAACGAATTACGGAAATCAGGCATCTGTTATAAATTCTTTAACGGGAACGATGAACGCAAATGATCTTAGCAAGCTGACTTCCGCTCAGGCTTCCGAGTTGGGATTAACACAAGATCAAATAACGCAATTAACCAACCTTCAAAATTCTCTTGGTACATCATATGGGAATGCTCCAATTTTTGCATCTGACTACACACCGGGAACAGTTAATCCGAATGCTCCTACCGTAGCCCAGACAGCAACCCCCCAA